TATTTGACTCCACCACTTGGTTTTAAGAAACCAAGAAAAGTTGGGTTAACTTTGATATCTCGGTAATACCAAAGAATGCGATTAAAAATAACACATCCCAAAGTTTGAGTTTGATAGCAAAAGGAATACCGAGTAATCCCCCGATAAATTTTATCATCAAACCATTTTTAAAGTCTCCCCACAACATGATTTGATAACCAAGTAGGAGAAGAAAGTTCCCGATATACCTCAGGATACTTGTTTTAGACATAAGGGGTTTGCTCCCGACCAGTACTTTTAAAGACTCTCCGTGTCTTGATCATCTTTCACATAAGCAGGAACTCTATCGGGATCCAACCAACAAGTGTAGTCATGATCTTCCATAGCAGTCATTAATTGCATTTCATTATCTAAAAGATACATATCTCGATATCGTCCAGTGTAGGAATCTACTTTTTGGATACGATAATCAGGTTTACCATTAATTTCAAGAATTCCACATTGAACATACCGATAAGGAAAACGTTCAAGTAGAATCGTTGGTTTCTTAACGACTTTCATCAAGCAACCTCAATAGTTTCAAGATCACTTGCGATATACTCCATAAGCATTTCGTAGTCGTCAAGGGGGTCACCAGAAAATACGACGCCTTCGTTTTCGTAGAAGCGACGAACCTTTTTATAAAGTTTCGGATTCTTTACATCAAGGTAGATTTCCCCGTTAGCAGCAAGACGAAGAGTGCTAACATCTTTCTTGAATTTTTGGATCAGAGACATTGTTTTGTTTGTTGACCTAGTTATTATAAGGTGTTTAGACTTGTGTGTCAAGTGTGCCAGTAAAGAAACTGGCAAGTCGGAGTATTCGGATTTGAACCGAAATTATTCCGCTTCCCAAAAGCGGTGCCATGACCAAGTTAGGCGATACTCCGTAATTCGTGATGTAGTCGTCTATGACAATTAGCACAAAGACAAATACACTTTTCTATTTCTTCCAAAATAGTTTTTTTACCTCTTCTTTGAAGCATATCGGAAACTCCCATATCCTTTTGAGAGGGATCTTTATGGTGCCATTCTAACACAATAGAGTCAGATTCTCCACACCTTTCACAGAACTTATCCTCCATAAGTTCATTATACCATTCTTTAGTTTTTAACCTCGCTAGTTTGCTCCTTTCGGCAACTATTCCAGCGGACACCACTTTTTTTTCATACCATTCTTTTTGAGCCTGTTTTTGTTTTTGAGGATCTTTATATGGCATTATAAGTTTTATGGTTCTATTCTTATTTATACGAATAAAACCCTAACTTTTAATGCGGTGTATAAGCATTATACCTATAATCGGCGGAATAATCAAGCCCCCACCCATAAGTCCTATCCACACTGGGTTAGATGCGAGTGTCTCTACAACGTGAAAAATCATACTCCTCTCCAATTCTTATATTCATAGTGAAAGTATTGATCTACTATACTATCGTCTAATGGAGCATTTACGTTCCAGTGTGACCATTCTTTACAAAACTGCTTGATATAGTTATCATTCAGAACACCTCTCCCATAAGTTCTCACAAATACAGTCATTGCAAAATGGTATCTTTGTTCAGTTTGGGTACGCATTGTTAAGTCCCCAGTAAATCCATATACCCATAATACCAAAATATATTAAACTTGAAATTAAAAGTGTTTTAGTCATTTTCTTCGTCCTCATAAGTTGAAGGTTCTTCAAATAATTCATCCATCTTTTGTTGGAGAACTCTTTCTTGTAGTTCTTGTAAATCTTCTTCTGTTATCATTTATCTTTGAGTAGTTCTTCTATTCTTTTACGCATATTTGTGCTGTCTTGTTTCATATAGTCACGAATAGAATAACCACGTTGATTTCTCATAATACACGTTCCTTGATAGAACATCGTAGCAGCAAATACTAACAGGAAAACAATTCCGATTATTTCAGGGTAATGTTGAGCCATGGTAGAACTGGTGGAATGACTCCTATCAACCTCAAAAGTCCCTCAGCAAATAGAGCAAGAACCACCCAACCGACGCACATACTAATGATAGAAGCATTACGGTTGTGTTGTCGTATTGCGGCATCGATCATCTCCTGTACTTCTGTACGAGTTACATAATCATCGTCAAATGGTTCCATCATCTTTCATCTCCAAGAAACTTTGCCAGAGGATCTCTTCGGGTTTTGACTATTTCTACTGCCCTCTTATAGAACATATTATTGGTGTTCCCAGAGGCTTCGAAAGTCTCCTTGATCTTCACCCAATTATCGTAGGTGTGCTGATCCATAGGGTTTAGGTTGAATACTACTAGTTATGCTAGTCAGTAATTTCAACCTGTCAACTATGTGTTGATTTCAAAAAAGTGTTTAAGAGAATCTTAAATTTTGTAATATTTGTAACGGAAGGAGGGGGAGTCGAACCCCCAAGGCTTTTACACTCAACTGTTTTCAAGACAGGTTCCGTCGCCAATCGGATTGCCCTTCCAATAAAGTCCTCAACGGACTTCAAAATCTAAACGTTTTACTTTACGTTGACGACGTGCTTCTTGCCAAGCAATGTCTTCATTCGAAAGAACACTTTTTTTAGACTTGTTATTTATAGAGTTTAACATAACAATCTGTGATAAGTCAACAGCTGAAATAACTCCTCCACGAATTGTTGCCATATTTGAACAACCACATGTTACTGTTTTCGTAGGATGCCCCTCTAACTCCTTACCACAGGAGCGGCATCTGATTCTTAAATTTTCCATAATACTAACTATTCTTCTGTTGTTTCTGCTACTTCTTCAATAATTTCTTCTACTTGTTCTTCAATTTTTTTTGATGGTTTATCTGAAAATGAACGAAGCATCCAAACAAACTTACCGTGCGACTCCATCAAATCTTGAACTAGATTTGCCGTAGCATAAGACTTTTGCTCTTCTGCTGCCTCAGATATTTTAATCATCATATCACAAAAATCAATGTTTGATTGAAGAAGATCTGAAATCATACCTTCCGCATTTGCAGAACTTGATGCTTCTTTAATTTTAGATACTTCAAGAACACGATTTAAACTACTCAGAGGTTTTACGTTTAAGTATCTCATATGTTCTGAGAGACGATCAATCTCTTCAAAAAGAGTATTATACTGCTCTCCGAAAAGAGTATGAAGTTGCTGAAAATCTTTCCCAACAACATTCCAATGATAAACCCAAGTTTTATGAAACAAAACAAAAAGAGATGCCTGAGCATCGCTCAATAGTTTAAACAGTTCTTCCATTATACCATTTTTTTAGGTATTTATAAAGTGGGCAATATCGGATTCGAACCAATGACCAACTGCGTGTAAAGCAGCTGCGCTACCGCTGCGCTAATCGCCCATAAAAAAGTCAAGATTGACTCATAAGATATTCTACAGTATTTGCTACATCATTCATAGCATCACGAAGATTTTCTCTTTGACCCGATTCTTGTTTAACAATTGGGCGATGATCATCAGTTAATGTCCAACGCCATTGATTCATATCAACACAAAACCAGAGATTAATTTTCATGTTTAGAATATTCCAACTTTATCCAATTTAGAAGAGCGTTTACTTCCATTCTTTTTTCTTCGGAAAAATCAACTCCCTTGCTAAAAAGATAAAAATCAAGTGCTTCAGCAGCAACTTCTCTATCGCGTTGGGAAATAAGAGACATAGACCTCCTAACTCGTTATCTATAATAGACTAAAAGAGAGTTTTTGTCAACCCCCTTTTTTGTAAATTTTTTCTTCTAGTATCCCAGATAATTAGTCCCATGATGATTGCCATCAAAAGGTAATCATCTATCAATACCAGAAGAAAAATACTTAGAGTAAACAACATCAGAACACCAGAGTCAGTGCTCCCCATCCAACTAAAGCAGCAATCAACCAACCAAGAACTTTGTAATAAGTTTTGATAGGAGTACCAAAGTATTGCTGACCAATCAGCAGGCACTTGTGCATCGGTGAGATGATATAACCAGCATACTCTACACAGAGGAACCATGTCAAGTATCCAGGACCAAATGCCTTAGCGAGAAGAGCGACGATACCAGCATACTTACTGGATGACCCCATTGCAAAAGCAGCAAGGAAACCTACGATAGACACAGCAGCAAGAGCAGCAGACCCCTGAGCAGCAGTCAGTTTCAAATACTCCATCACAGGTTCTTTAATCTCACCCATAATAGCAGCAAGAGCAAGCACCAGAGCAGCAAGACCAGTAAACTTCCAGTTGATATAACGACCCCACTTCCAATCATTACAGATGAATGAATAGTAAGCAGCAAGACCTGTAAACCACACAGAGAACAGGTAAGGCATATCTGGATCGCCATAGCAAACCAGGAACCACATCGTAGCAACAATAGGCGCCCAACCTTTCAGAAGACGATTCCAACTGAAGGTGCGAGTTTCCTCTACAATCTCAACGTCAGTTTCCTTGACATATTTGAAGATGAATACACCAGCAAATGTCAAAACAATTACAAGAGGAACAATGGTATAACTCATATAAGTGGTATAAGACATACCAAGTGCTGCCATCGGAAGCACAACAGTCTTTTCAAGTGGCGACCACCAATAATAGTGATGAGTAGAAAGATAATCTACAATACCAAACTTGGAACGAGATTGTGCCTTATCTGATGCGATGGAATCCAGAAGGGGAGCCGACATAACGACTCGCCCTTCAATGGGTAGAACACCACCAGCGAGAGCAGTAGCAGCAACGACAAGTCTATTTGACTTGAATGTTTTGCGAAGTGCTACAAATACTTCGTTAAGCACTCCGTATTGTTTTACAAGACCACCGACAATCATAATGCCGATGATGTAGGGGAGAAAAAGAAGTTTCTCCCAGATACCCATTAGTAGATCCATATGTTATCAGAAAGTGAACTTGGTTTGAATCACACCACCCCAATTAGAAGAGGAATTTTGGAATGCTTGGTTGTTAGCAACGTAAATTACGGCAGGAGTAATGCTGATATTGTCGCTCACACGATACTTATAAAAGATCTCAAGCAGACCAGATTTGTCACTAAGTCCAGCAGCATTTCCTGGTTGACCATAAGCAATACCAGCACCGTTACCCTTAGCAAATACGTCACTCCATTGAAGACCAGCAAACCAAGTAGAAGTATTGGTAGCACCATTAGGAGTCGAAGGACCACTCACAGTATTCCAACCATAACCACCACTTACAGAGGGAATAATACCCGACTGTTGAGGTTGCCAGTAAGCGTTAACGGCATAACCATTGGAGGATTGTCCAGAAGTAAGAGCACCATTAGCACCGAGAACGCCGTTATAAGTACGAAGGCGAGTACCTTGTGTACCATAACGATACCCGAAAGCAATACCATACTGAGGAGAACGATAACCAATCTGTGCCAGGGTATTGAGGGCACCTTGCTCATTGAATACACCAGTGTCACTGTTGTCACCGTTTTGAGCAACATAGTTTACACCAGCGATGAATCCACCCTTCTTGCCAGGTTGAACATACTGAGCACCGAAACCAGCACCAGTTGCTTTGTTATAAACACCAGGAGCACCAGCGGTGGTAAAGAAGTCAAGAATTTCTGAACGATAAGCGGTAGGAACCCAAGCCATCTCAGTGTTACGAACAAGAGCACCAGCAGTAAGAGTTACACCCTTAGTAAGTGCAGGGAAACTGTAATACAGACGATCAAGCATTACAGAATTTTCGTAAGTTTCTGCTTTATCCAATTTCAGAATAGAAGAAGAAGTTCCGAAAGGTTGAGCACTGAAGTTACCAGAACGCAGGCGAGTACGAAGCAAGTCATTACCAGTGAACGATGTATCAAAGTTCAGGCGAAGATCGTAGTTGAAAGCAGTATTTCCTACGTTAGCACCAGTAGTGGTTTTAGCACCAGGAACTCCACCAAGAATAAAGTTTGCTTCACCACGCAGTTTGGTAGTGGTAGAGAATTGAGTTGCTTCTAGTTCACCAACCTTAGCTTCCAGTTTATCTACACGACCACGAATAACAGAAAGTTCTTCACGAAATTCATTGGCAAGACGTTGAAGTTCATCAGTAACCTCAGTTACACGATCCAGACAAGCATTCAGAAGTGCTGCTGCTTCATAACGGGTCATGGCACGACCACCACCATAAGTGCCGTTAGGATAACCAGCAACACATCCATAACGCTGAACAAGGTTGTTAAGTGCCTGATATGCCCAATCAGTGGGTTGCACATCAGAAAGTTGCGAAACGCTTGTAACCTGCTCACTGGAATATTGATTGACTGCTGCCATATTAAGATCTGCGGCATTCGCAGCAACAGGAGCAACCATTCCCAGAGCAACAGGTGCAAGCATCAGTTGTTTGAGTTTCATAAGTTTTTGTTTCTTATAAAGAATATAAAAGGAGTCTTAGAGGGTTTCCAAGACTCCGAGTATTTTATAATACTTTCTTTAGATTGTCAACTAAGGAAAGATTAAGAGCGGCTGACCCGATTCGAACGGGCGACATCTAACTTGGAAGGATAGCGTTCTACCACTGAACTACAACCGCAAATGGTGGGGATTTACCCAGCCTCAGGTTTCCCTTCACAGGCACGGAACCCCACGCACTTCACTTCACACGGACATGAGAAGTATATGACATAATCAGTATTATGTCAAGAGCCCCTAGACAGAATTGAACTGTCGTCTCCGCTTTACAAGAGCGGTGCATCACCACAATGCTTTAGAGGCGTGAATGGTGGATTTGATGACAATTAGCACAAAGAACTTCACACTTTTCTGCTTCAATTTTTATTTTTTCAAGAGCAAATCCACAACGTAACATTTCTGCTATGTTATGTTCTTTATCTCTTTCGTGATGAAATTGAAGAGCACGATAATCATTAAAACCACAACGATTGCATTGAAGAGTTTTTTTCCAAGAAACATATTGTTCCCTGACTAATTTATCTCTTTTTTTAACAACCTTTTTTTGACAAACTTTACATTCACCACGAATGTACTTTTTGCCACCTATAACACCAGCAGAATGATATTCTGTTATTGGTTTTTCTATGCCACATTTAGAACAAGTTTTCATAATCTTATTGTTTTGTAACTATTTATAATAGTTACAAACTCCCCCTCCTGGATTCGAACCAGGGACCCTACGATTAACAGTCGTTTGCGCTACCGCTGCGCCAAGAGGGAATGTGTGGGCGGTGAGATTCTGTCATACTCACAATCGGGAAGGTTACACTGACAACGTATTTCCCAACACTTAGGTTCTTCTTGGTGAGAAGTTCTATACCTTTGATTTCTCAACGATATAGCGGGCACCACCCCTAACCTATTACATTATCCCGTGAGTAACCACAAGGATTTTTCTGTCACACCCTTTGGAGAACCGTCATTCTCCAATGGCGGGGGGTGGAATTGAACCACCTACCTGAAGCTTATGAGACTTCTGTGCAACCGTTACACTTCCCCACTTTGATGGATTGAGTGTGATACACCTCATCAGGATGTAACAGGGACTCAACCTCCAACAATTTATATATTAAGGTATTTCCAAGAATTTGTCAATACCTGTGAACCAGTTCCAAAAGTGTCTTACTGAAAGAGATATTCTTTCCATTCAGAAACTTTTGTTTTCTGAAGATCCAAAACTACTCGACTAATTGGAGATTCTGGAGTCTTCCGTAAAACCATATTGGTTTCTTTGAGAAATTTATCTCCTTTTTTAAGATTGCAAGAAGTACAACAAGCAACTAGATTTTCCCAAGTATCTTGCCCACCTTTTGAACGAGGAATTACGTGGTCAATTGTGAGATCATTTTTAGATCCACAATACTGACATTCATAATCATCCCGTTTATAGATAAGTGCTCTCGTTGGGTAATCGGATCTTCCATAGGAAAATGGAATTTTCACATAATTTACCAAACGAATAATTCTCTTGGAGATGAGTTTTGCTTTTTGTTTAAAGAGCAAAACAATTGCACGTTTCCAATTAGTGAAGTGTAGTGGTTCGTAAGAACTATTCAGAACTAATATAGTTGAATATGGTTCTACCAATTCCATTTTCCTATTACACCTCTTTTGTTATTTAGATTTAAAATGGCACCCTGAGAGGGATTCGAACCCCCGACTTCTTCGTTCGTAGCGAATTACTCTTCCACTGAGTTACCAGGGCGTGGCGGAGGGTGAGGGATTCGAACCCCCATCGCAAGGTTTTGGAGACCTGCATCTTACCATTAGACTAACCCAACAAGGTGTCCGTGAGAGGATTCGAACCTCCAACAAATAGATCCTTAGTCTATTGCCTCTTCCATTGGGCTACACGGACGAGTTCCAGAACTAGGATTCGAACCTAGATAAACTCCTTCAAAGGGAGGTGTCCTGCCAGTTAGACGATTCTGGATTAGGAGTTCAGGGTGGGATTCGAACCCACGGCAATAGAAGTTTTGCAGACTTCCGCTTTCGACCACTCAGCCACCTGAACAGAGAGCCCTCAGTGAGAATCAAACTCACGACCTCATTCTTACCAAGAATGCGTTCTATCACTGAACTATAAGGGCGGGGTGACGTATGGGAATTGAACCCATCTGGGCGGTTCCACAAACCGCTGCCTTACCACTAGGCTAACGTCACATGGCAGTAGTTGGAATCGAACCAACCTTACAGAGGGTATGAGTCTCTTGTTTAACCACTAAACTATACTGCCAAGACGGAAGATGTTGGATTCGAACCAACGGAGGTTTTATCCTCACGGTTTAGCAAACCGCTGCATTAACCGCTCTGCCAATCTTCCATTTTTTTAGAACGATGATATTTTGCCCTAACAGTTCCAGCACCTTTTTTATTTGCTCCCTTGTAATTATGTGAAAGCGAATGGCAATTGGGACACAATACTTGAAGATTATCTTCAATATTATTGGAACAATCCCCATCAATATGATGGATTTCTAAAGGAACATTATTTGTGAATGGATTTATTTCACCCCATCCACATTTGGAACAAACATTACCAGATTTTTCTATAAGATATTTTCTTATAGGACCTTTCAATTTATATCCTGCTCCAATAGAACTATCTGGATTTTGTTTCCATTCTTCAACAATTTGTTTGGATTGATATTGTTGCTGACATTTGTTAGAACAATACTTACCAGTTTTATTTGCTGGGTTGAATCGAAACTCTATCCCACAGTTTAAGCAATTTGATTTCATCGTAGTAAGTAGTAGAGTAGTTATAGTTATTTATACTACTCTACTACTATGGTTCCTGATGGTAACGCTCCATCTTCTTAGAGTTATCAGCTCTATGTTCTAACTTTTGAACTAAGGAACCCAAATGAGTTGCTGTCTCTTCCCTTTTCCTTTCCCCAATTTCCGTCCACAAGAGAAGTGGCAGGGGTAATTCCGAGTTTGTCACCAAGATTCATAGAGTATGAAAGTTAGCTAGACTTTCCTCTACTTCACTAAAATGTTACTCATATCGGGCAGCAACCCAAGAGGGAACAATCGGATTTGAACCGATAACACCATGATCTTCAATCATGTGCTCTACCAATTGGAGCTATGTTCCCACACGTTACAGTCTATACGTTATAGACCTTTAACCGACGTAAGTAAAATCGGTTGGAGTTTTACTAGTATTCTCCAATCGGAGTATTCGGATTTGAACCGAAATTATTCCTGCTCCCAAAGCAGGTGCCATGACCAAGTTAGGCGATACTCCGTTATTCGTAATGATGAATTTGATGACAATTAGCACATAAAACTTCACACTTACTTGCTTCTTCTTGAATTTTAGTCAATGCGAATCCATTTTTGACCATATCCGATATGTTATGTATTTTTTCATCAACGTGATGAAATTGTAATGCACGGTGGTCAATAAATCCACAACGATTACATTTAAGTGTTTTTTTCCACTCTATGAAATTATTTTTGACTTTTTCCTTACGTGGTTTTTTTGATAATGAATAACAAGATACACATAAATGTCTCTTATACTCAACACCCTTTATTTTACCAGCATTAGCGAAATAAGATAAATCTTTAACTTCACTACACATTTTACACTTTCTCATATTTGGGAATACTAAATGTTTTCCCAAATATTTATGCAAAGTGCATATTCCTAACGGGATTCGAACCCGTGCTGCAACCTTGAAAGGGTTGTGACCTAACCGCTAGTCGATAGGAACTTGATGAGAGGGGTATCCCAAACGAAGTCACTTATGGATTAC